TGGGCGCGGTGACGGCGATCTTGAACGGCGCGCGCGTGTTCGCGAACCAGACGATCACCCAGGCGGCGAAAGCGGTCTTGCCGACGCCATGGCCGGAACGAATGGCGACGCGGGTCTGGCCGCGCGCCAGCGCGCGCAGCGCTTCCAGCTGCCACGGGTCCGGCTCGACGCCGAGGATCTCGCGCACGAAGGCGATGGGCGCGCGGGCGTAACGGGTGATCGCGGCGTGGAACGGATTGGGGGCGGAGGCGATGTCCTCGGCCCAGGTGGAGGATGGGCTTATCGCCGCCGGCTGGCTCATTTCAGCGGCTGTCGGTTGAGGCAGGACTCGATGATGCGCGACAGCATCTCGTTGCGGGCCTCGGTGTTGTGGTTGAACATGTAAAGCGCGATGCCGATGAACACGATGTTGAGCAAGACCAGCAACAACATCGCCGGCGGCAGGGTGCCGATCAGCTTTTCACTGATGCCGGCGAGCAGGCCGGCGTTGCCCCGTTCACCGGACACCTGACGCCGACGGTGAGCGGAGAGGTATGTTGCTAAATCGAAATAAAGTTGAATTTTGGGTGAGCGGGGGGAAAATGGGGGCCAGTGCCATTGGCCCTCGGCGATCGAGGGGGAGGGTCGGCCGGTCGTTCCGCCCGCGTATACACTTCGTTACGCTAACGCTACACCCCTGGGTCGCGGCTTCCGTCAACACCACACAGGCCCATGCGCACTGTGCAGATGTCATGATATACCAGCCCAACCCATTGATAACACAGGCACAATCACCCCGGCCACCTGATCAAACGGCGGTTTGAAGACACATCCGAGGTTTGTATGAAGCACTAACATGCGCCCTGTTCAGTGTTATTCGGTGGGTATTTCCAGTGTCACAGGCTGTTTGGCGTTCACGTCCTCCGGTTGAGCTTCATGCTCGATCGTCGTCAGCGCCTCGCTGACCGCGCGTGCCGCGATGAGATGCAGCTCCAGCACCGAGTTTCCGCTTGTCTCGATGTGCTGCGTCGGCTTGCCCCACGCCCGATCGAGGATCGCCGTCGCCGCCGCGAACTGGTGCGGCCCTTTGAACCTCATCAGCTTGATCAGCGTGTGGATCGCCTCCTTCGTCTGCGCGCGACACAGGTCCCGCATGTTCTCGTGATTCGCCTGCAGCGCAACGCCTTTCGGATTGCCTGACCGACCCTTGACCCACGCCGGATTGCCCGGTTTTCGTTTCGGTTCATGGTCAATATTATGTAAAGTCAGGCCCATTCCAGCCCCTTCTTTCACGTGTTTCAGCCGGATTGTGAGACATCCCCGCTATCACGCGCGATGATGTTTCGCCAGCCCCACCACGCCAGCAGGACCGCGTCCGCCTCGTCGTGCCGCTTCAGCCCGCTGTAGCCACCCAGCAGCGCGTCCGCCAGCGCCAGTCCCGATGCCTTACCCCCGCCACGGCCCCCAGGAAGCCCGTAAGCGCCCCGCCACACCGTCGGCTCAGGGAAGACCGCCCTGACCTCCCCGACCGCCTCCAGACCCCCCTGGAGCCGCCCGTAGCCATACCCCAGACTGAAAGCTCCCACGGCCCCCTGCCTCGGCGCCGCGCGCTGCGCCTCGATCACGGTCAGCGCCGCCCGACGCGCCAGCGCCAGGATCTGGCTCATCGGCAGCCGCGCGAGCGCCAGCAGCTCGACCATCTCGGGCTTTTCCGCCGCTTTCCGGCACCGGATCAGCGCCGCCGCCCCGGCCACGCCGGGATCGATCCCCAGCACCAGCGTCATGTTTCGTGCTTTTTCAATGACTTAGCCTCATTTCAATTACGCTATCTAAACGATAGGTGGAGGATAGTGGAGGGTCACCCTGTTATGCTGCATACACGCGCGCACGCGCATGATGAAAGGGAACAAGGCGATCCTCCACCGCTCTCCACCCATTATTACGATATTGCATCTGTTTTTATCTGTTTTTTCCGCTCAGACCGGCGTGAAACCGCCACTTTCCTTGTCAAACGCGTCCTTCAGGCCAATCCCTCTGACAAACTGTTTCCCTTGTAGCGTCACATACCGAACCCCCTCGACCCTCTCCAGTAATCCCCGCAGCCGCCAGACATCGCCCGGCGTCTCGCCGTTCTCCCGGCACCAGCCCTCGAAACTGAGTTTCAGCGCCACCGCCGGCTCACGCCGGCCAGCGTCGATCACGCACCGCTCCTCCAGCCACCGACTGAAATAATCCTGCGTCTCGAAATAGCTTTTCGTCGCGTCCAGCACGGCGGCCGGCCGCTCCAGCCCGTCGCGTCGCCACGCCACGCAGCCGTCGATCATCCAGCGCAGGATCGCCGGCCATTCCGCCCGCAGCTTCCACCCCAGCCTGGCGTCCGGCACCACCGGACGCCGGATGAACGGCACGATGTTGAACCGTCGCCGGGCGGCGTTGTCGACATTGCGTAGCCTCGGCTTGTGGTTGCCGCTGATGGTCAGCTTGAAGCGCGGCGTGTAGGTGAAGAAATCCATCCGCATGAACCGCGCCGTGATCGGGTCGCCGCCGGTGATCTGCTTGATCCTGGCCTCGGCCCAGACCTGCCCTTCGTCGACCTCCGACGCCACCACCAGCCGCGCCCCGGCCAGCATGGCGAGATCCGCCGGGTGCCGCTCGTTGCGGCTCGCCGTGAACGTATCCATCGATGCGACCGTGGCGAGCCGGCCCATGATGCCGGCGATCGTGTTCATTAGCACGCCCTTGCCGTTGCCGCCGTCGCCATAGACGAAAATCAGCGCATGCTCGTCGGTGACCCCGGTCAGGCAGTAACCGAACCAGCGTTGTAAAAACCCGATCAGCGCTTCGTCGCCCCCGGTGGCCTCACGCAGGAAACGGAACCACAGCGGGCAGCCGTCTTCACCCCCGCCACCATCAGGCGCGGGTTCCACGGCGGTGATCCGGGTGACACCCTCGCCCGGCCGCGCCGGCCGCAGCGTCCCCGTCCGCAGATCGACCGTCCCGCCCGGCGTGCCGAGCAGCCACGGGTCGTTGTCCCAGACCTCATGGGTGACCGCGAACGCCCGCCGTGCCTCGGCGAGCCGCTCCACGCCGCGCGCGAACGAGGCCTTGCCCATCTGCGTCGCGACCGAGGCACGCGTGTCGACCTGGCCGGCCGCCCGGCGCGCCATGCGGCTCGCCCAGTCATAGGCCAGCCGCGTCTCCTCGGCCCGCCAGTGCGCGCCGTCCCAGATGAACCACAGCCCGCGTGTGTGATCATACCGCAACCGGCCGCGATAATTCGCTTCGAACGCGTCCGCGATCCCCGCCTCGCTGACCCGTTCACCACCAGCCGGGGTCGTCAGGGCCGCCAATGCCTCGCCCGAAAGCTCCCCCGGCACATCGGCCAGTGGGTCCTCCGCGATCGGCGCGAACTCGGCCGCCGCGTGCCGCGACGGCCGCTTCCAGCCGGGCACGGCATCCCGCGCCAGCGTCATCAGCCAGCCGATGCCAAGGCGATCGGCCGGCGACCGCTTCCAGTGTTCCCAATGCTCGGCGGTCGCCTCGGCGTCGTATTTCAGCTCTGACCGTTGCGACCACAGGTCGAACGCCTCGAATCCTTCATCGCTACCCTCGGTCGCGTTGACCGTGGCCAGCCCGATTTTCACCCACGCGTCCCAGTGCAGATCCTCGTTGGGTATCACCTCCAGCGCCGCCGTCACGTCCTCGATCGGCCCGCGCAGCGTGGCGGCGACAGGCGCTCCGAGCGCCCGCGCTCCCTCGCGCACGCCACCACCCCCGACGCGGCCGTCGCCGCCCCGCTCCCGGGCCAGACCAATGAGCCACCAGACCAGGTCGCTGAGATCGGCGTCGCCACCGCCCGTGCCGTCCCATCCGCTCACCGTCACGTAGCGGGCGCAGGCGTGGTAAACCTCGATGCCGGCGCGCGGGTGGCACGCGGCGTTACCGCCCCACGCGGCCAGATCGTCGGCGTTCAGGGAGCGCAGCAGCGGTGCGAGCATCATCGAGGCCTGCACGGCGACGGGCGGCTCCTGACCCCCGCCGGGCGCCCGCAGCCGGCCCATGATCCGAAACCCCTTTCCCGAGGGCGTGATCTCGCGATACGCGTCCGCCGTCTCGGCCCAGTCGAGCAGCATCCGCGCCCACGGCGCGATGTCGCCGGTGACCGGGTCGCGCCCCTTGTCGATGTCGATCCAGACCCGGCCGATGTCGCCGACGACCTTCCACCCCACGCCGGCCGTTGGTTGCTGTTCCGCCGTCGCCGCGTCGCGTGCCTTCGCCCAGACCACCCCGCTCGGACTGGCGACCGAAGCGGACGCCTGGGTCCCGGGCACCACGGGCACCTTGGTGGAGTGCTTCGCGCCGGGGGGTGTGTGCCAGTACCATCCGCACCAGCGCCGCTGGTCGAGCATGTCCTTGAAAGCGTCCAATAAATCCAGATTGACGCCGCGCGTGTTCTCTGTTGCTGTCATCACTGATCCCCGTGTTGAGAGGCAGTCGGGTTCGTTCCCGTCAGACTGCCGACCGAGACGCGAAAAGCCCACCCGGTGGCCGGGTGGGCTTTTCTGATTGTTATCCCCA